TCACCTTTTCCACGCACTTGCGGCCCTTGAACACCTTCCCCTTCTTATCCACGCACTGCGCATCGCCCTCGCGCCACTCCGGGAAAGCCTGCCCGAAGTTCTCGGCGGGGACGACATGCTCCCACTCGACCTTTCCGGCCCGTTTCTCGTGTTTCGGGGCCCTGAAGCCTTCCGGCACGGCGACGTCCTTCTTTTCGTCGAAGGCTGCCCCGCAGTAGAGCGTGACCCGGTGGTCATGATAGATTTGCCGCTCCAACGTTTTTTTGGCCTTGCTGAACGAGTCGTTCCATTCGTTGCCCGCAGCCTGCGCCCCGGCTGCCATGAACAGTACCGCCAGCACAGCGGCGAGGACATGTTTGCCCATACGGATACCTCCCGAAAGATGTCCGTATGGTATATAGAATGATATATATAAAATAGTAAATAGTTGCCGTATCCGGGAGGCGGGGTCCGAACCACCGATCAGGACGTGTGAGGCATCCGGTTTTCCGAAGCGACCAAGAATCCCCATGTGCGGGAAGCCCAAGGTGGCCGTGACCATCCGGCTCGATCAAACGACGGTCAATTATTTCAAGAACCTTTCCGAAGAGATGAAGATGCCCTATCAAACCCTGATCAGCTCTTTCCTTGCGGAATGCGCCGCCAAGAAGATGAAACCTTCCATCACATGGCGATGAGGGCTGCGCTTTTTCACATCCCCTTTCTCCGCACAAAAGCCCCGTCCGTTGATGAAACGGACGGGGGCTTTCTACATCATTATGGGTACGCCATGCACGGCGATGAACCGCCTGTCCAGTTCCACCAGAGCCTGTACCTCAAAGGGCGTGAGCGGGGTGGCGGTGAGTTCCGACCAGTTTTTGATCTCCGTGTAGGTGAGCGGCTGGCTCCCCTTCAGCTCCCAGAACCAGTGCCAGATATAGGCGGCGGATTCCGGGAGTTCGGGAACCTCCGCAAGCTGCCGGGGGACCTTGCCCGTGGTCTTCCGGACTTGTTGCAGGTGCTTGCGGAGGCTCACTTTCGAGCCTTTGGGTACACGTTCTAGCTCGAAGACTCTCCGGGCGTGGGCGAAGAGCCCTTCGAGCTGTTCCCGAAAAAACGGGCGCGGTCGTAGGCTGCGCGGTCGACCTGTTCCGCAATCTGTGGGGCTTCCCGGAACAGGCGTTTGATCTCCGCCTCGGTGCAGGGGTTGTCGAACGACCAGCCGATGACCAGCGCGGCGAGCATGGCGAGCCGGGTGTCCTCCACCTCGGCGTCGCGTTTGTCCAAGTCCTTTTCCGCCGCGATTTCCAGCATCTTGCGTTTGCTTCTGGCCTCGGCCTTGCGGAATCCGTCGGCGTCGACGCCCCGGATGCGAAGCCAGTGCTCCGTCTTGATGCCGTCGGGGAGCAGGAGGGGGAGTTCGATGCCCTCGTTGGCGTTTTCGCGGGTGAAGAAGCTTTCCATCGGGAGCGGGGCCTTGGCCTGTTCGTTCTTGGCGTCCTTGGTCATGCGTGTGCGATCCTTTCGATTTTGAGTGCGCCGCCGGCGGCGGAATCCAGAAGGGCCTGAAAGGGCATGGACAGGGTGATGGGGCCTTCGTCGCCCACGTCGGGCTGCCCGCCCGTGTACTTGATTTTGGGGATGGTAAACTTCATGGAATTCCCCGCTTCTCCGTCGGTGAGGGTGAAGACGAGGGAGGACGATGCCTCGTTGATGAATTTTTCGAGCAGATAGCTGTCCTCGAAGTAGGCCGAAACCTGCCCTGTAACCTTGCAGCGTCCGATGGAGGGCCTGATGGTTTCCTTGGAGCCGACGACGTATTTGGGCGAAATGCCGTTTTCGATGGTGAGCTGGATTTCGGTGACGACGGAAATGGTCTTGCCGCCTTCGACCAGTTCCCCGGTGAAGGAATCCATCGGCGCCGTGGTCGTGGGGTCGGCAAAGGTCGCGCCGGCCGGGGCCGCCGCGAGCAGGGCGAGCCCCTTGCCCACGATGCCGAACGTGGCCTGTACGATGGCCTCGGTGGTCACTTGCAGGTTCAGCGTGTTGTATTCGCAGCCCGTGAGCAGGTGATACGGCTTGTCGGCCTTCCCGATGTCCCCGAAGTGCCGGAGGATGGAGAAGGAACGCCGCTCAACGCCGTTGAGCAGGACATTTTCGGCCCATGTCCCGCAGAGCAGGGCCTCAAGCTGATCGTCGAACGAGCCGAAGGACAGTTCCGAGACGATATCGCCGCCCACCTGCATGGTGCCGTGGCGGAGGTCGGCGGTGTTGCGGTCGGAACGCAGTTCCCCGGATTCGAGGGTGCTCTTGCTGAGTCCGAGCGTGGTGGAGTTGATGCGGATGGGTTTGAAGGCCGGGGTCGCGGGCGTCACCCCGTAGGATGCTTCCGCGACCTGCGCCATTGTATGGAGGCTGCCGTTTGCCATGTGCCTATACTCCTCTGTGCAGTTTCGTGTACCAGTTGATCGAGACGGGGACGGTCCACCAGCCGTCGTCTTCGCGCCCGCGCCCCCTGCCGCACGAGCGGACGGACACCCCTGTCCCGTTGTGGATGAACCGGCGTCCGGCGGTGAACCATGCCGCCAGTTCGTTGTACTTGGCGTTGATGCCCGCCGTGCCGGAATTCAGGGGGTAGTGGAGGTCCACCTGAAGGATGCCGCGGTGCTCGTCCTCCCCCTGAGGGCCGAGGGTGACGGGCCTCGGTTTGTCCGGCAGGAGGAAGAGCGCCGCCCACGGTTCGTCGGGGCCGGGCTTGGAGAACGCCCGGTTCTCGTAGGCGGTGGGCAGGTTGAACCCGCCGTCGAGATACGCCTTGACGAGGCATTCCGCGATGTAGTCCGCCTGTTTGCTCATGAGGCCGCCTTCCGTGCCGCATCCTGAACCGTCCGGGCCCAATGCGCCGTGTTGACGCGCATCATGCCCGCCGGGGTCTGCCGGGAATGCTGCCCGTACTCGACGGCCTCTGCGTAGGGGAGGTTGTTGGCGAGGAAGAGGGCGTCCCCCGGTTGCAGTCTGGCGACGGCGCGGGACAGTGCGGCGATGGTTTCGGATCCGGACGGGTCTTTAAGGGGCTTCACCCCGGCGGGCGGCGTATGCAGGGACGCCTGCCAGTTCCCCCGGAGCAGGCCGGAGTCAACCGGGGTATCGAGGATGATCTCGGTTCCGCAGGACAGCACGGCCTCGCGTATGACCTTTGCGGCCTTGTCGCGGAGCTTTTCCTTGAACGTGAGGAAGCCGCGGGCGCCGTTCATCGCCGTACCTGCACAGTGTAGAGGACTGTCACCTGCCCGGGGGCGATGGTATCCACATCGACCACTTTCCAGACTTCGGAGCCGATGCGGATCTCGGTTGTCCGTGTGGGGGCCATGCCCGCTTCAAGGAGCAGCCGCCTGTCGCCGCGCTGGATGACGGTACCGTCCACAAGGTTGTCCTTGTAGCCAGTCAGCAGCCCCTTGCCCCGGCGTTCCAGCGGGGTGCCGGAGGTCACGGAACCCGCAACGGGATCAAAGCTCTCGTCCTGCGGTATGAGCAGGGTGACGGGGCCGCCGAATTTTCTGATCATGTCGCGGGCCGTCTTTGCCGCGAGCCTGTAGAGTGCGGCGCTCATCCTCTTCCCACCTCCATGATGCCCCCGCCCTTGCCCGTGCAGACGGTACCGAGCCCGGCGAGCAGGCCGGACAGGGAGGGGAATACTGTTTCCGCCGGGGCCGTGCCGTTGTAGGCGATGCTGATCACGTCCACGCTCAGGCTGGCGATGTCCCCGCCCCGGTCGAGCGGCGCGAGGTAGTCCTGTTCGACGAAGAAGCCCGCCAGTTCGCAGCAAGCCTCGACGACTTCCGCCGGGATTTCATCCGGGGCTATTTCCCCGTCCTGCGTGACCACGTCAGACCGGGGCCACGCCATGCGCTGCGAGCGGGAAGCCTTGCGCCCGTTCCACATGACCTTGCGGTTGAGCCAGTCAGAGGCGCGGATCAGCGCAGCCTCCTTCTGGGCTTTCGCCAGTTCGTCCGTCCATGCGGCCGTCAGCCGGGCGGCATGGTAGGCGTCGGCATCGGCAACGCTGGCGAAGCTGTTGGCCCCGGCGGGCAGGGTGCCGTCTTCAACGATGAGGGGCATGGTTTTCTCCTTGAAGTCCCGTTTTGGGGTTCCGGGCGGGGGCGGAGGGTATTCCCCCGCCCGGTCGAAGCGCGGGGCTACTTGCCCTTGCGCTTCTTTTTCCTGGGGGTGCAGGTCATGGCGGTGTCTTTGCCGTTGGGGTTACGCTTGCGGCTGCCCGGGGACGTCACTGCCGGGCTCCGCTGGCGGCGAGGACATGGGCCAGCACGTCGGCCTTGGCGGTGATCGTCGCGGGGATGGCGATGCCGTGCGCCTTGGCATGGTCGCGCAGCTCCGCCAGCGTCATCAGGTCAAGAGGCTTGTTTGCGTTCGGCTCGGCGGAGGAGGGCTCCGGCGTGGCGGTCGTGACTTCCGAGTTCCAGAACTGGTGCTTCGACGGATCGAAATCGGCCTCGTTGATGACGATGAACCCGCTCGCCGTTTCCACGCTCCTGATCCTCACTGTGCTGATGTGCATGGAGCCTCCTACCCGGCGATGCGGCAGCCGAGTTCCCGGCGCACCACGTCCGCGCCGTACAGGATGTCATAGCTGAATCGGGTGCGCTTGTGCTCGCGGGAGACTTCCAGACGGAGGGACAGGCCGGAAACCGGGTCCACGGCGGACTGGATGAGGTTGCCGAGGCCGTTGGCGGAATCCATCAGCGGGCGGGTGGCGAAGGCGATGGCGTCGCGGTGGAAGGCGAGGTTCATCACATGGGAACCGAGCCCGTGGTGGGCCTGGCGAGGCCGGGGTAGATTTTCACGGCGGTGTTGCCCACGGCGAGCGAGACGGCTTCCGTGACCACATAGGTCTGGGTGTCGCCCGCAATGGTCAGGATGTCGCCTTCCTTGAGGCCGGCGGCGTTGGTGGCCTTGGCGAGGCTCACCACCTGCGCTCCGGCCTCGTTCGCGCCGTTCACGGTGAGCGCGCCTTCGGTCATGACGCTGGCCTCGAAAGTGGGCACCTGCTGGTCCATCGCCCAGTCGAAGCCGTACTTGCGCCCGATGGTCCCGTCGATGATGGGCCGCGCGTCGCCGGACTTGCTCACGTCCGCGAACCCGGACAGGCCGAGCGCGGCGGCCTCGGCGTCGGGGTCCAGCACGATGCGGCGGTCGTTGACCGGGGCAAGCTGGCGGTTCAGCACCTTGCGGGCGTTGGTGGCGTCGACCACGGTGGAGAAGGGCGTGGTGCCGGGCGTCCCGACCATGCCGTAGAACTTGCGGCCCAAGCCGAGCAGGGTGGCGTTCACGTCGTTGGCGATGGCTTTGACCGCTTCGCTGGCCTGCATGGGGATGACGCCGCGATTGGCCTCCATCAGATCCTTGTCGGTCAGGTAGAAAGGCGCTTCCATCCAGCGGTCGAGCTTGATGGTGGCGGAAACGGGAGAGATGTCGCCCGTGTCCTGCGAAGTGGCCCCCGGCGTGACGGCCTGCGCCTTGATCGCAGAGGGGATGGGCACGTCGATGCTGGCCCCCTGCTGCGCGGCAAGGTTGCTGTAGTCCGAGTTCACGAGGCGGGGCATGACGCAGGTGCCGCGCAGGGCAAGCAGGCCCTGTGCGAGCAGCTTGTCGACGACTTTGGACAGATCGTTCATGGAAAAATCCTCTTGGTGCGCGCGGCTACTGGGCCGCGACGGTTACTTCGCCCTTGGCGATGGCTTCAAGGTTGGCTCCGAAGGCGCTCATGTCGCCCTTGGGGATGATTTTTGCGCCGGGGGCGTACGCGGAGTTGGGATGGCTGCCGGAGCCGCCGTCCGGGGCCTTCAGGATGCGGTCCTTCATGGGGTATTTGTCGATGATGGCCTCAAGCGCCTCTTCGGGCGCGGCGAAGGTGCCGGGATCGGAGCGGCTGAAAATGGGCTGGCCGTTCATGGTGGCGACCACGCGCAGCTCGCCGTTTTCCTCCTTCACC